AATCTTCTTAACGAAGAACAAATGAAAAAACTATTAGCTGATGAAAGCAAAGGATAAAATACAAGTAAGAAATGCACAAGTGCGTGCAGATAGTATCAACGAAGCAGAAAGAACTGCTGACTTTGTGATTTCTAGCGAAGCAGTAGATACTTATAATACTGTTTTTAAGTCTGATGGATGGCTCCTTGATCGATACCAAACAAATCCTATTGTGTGTTACAATCACAATCACTTTGATGCAGATAGTGTTATTGGCACATCTGAAGTTTTTATTGAAGATGGTTTATTGATAGGCCGTGTAAGATTTGAAGCTGCGGAAAACAATCCTCTAGCAGAGAAGATCTTTAACAAGGTTAAGAATAAAATAATACGTGGAGCATCAATTATGGCTCATATTTTAGATGGCAGATATGGACTAGAAGATCTTAATGAAGATCCAGATGTTTTGTATTTCACTCAGCAAAGACTACAAGAATGGTCTGTTGTAGCTCTTAACTCCAATCCAGATTCATTGGCTAGAAATACTAGTGATCTAGACGAGATCAAAAAAGAATTTACACCTGTAGACCCTAAAGAAAAGGAAACAGAAGAACAAAAAAGAACTTCAGGATTTGATGTTTTTGAAGCTCAATTACTAATCAATAAAAACAATAGTCATGCTTAAAATTGCACAGTTACAACAAGAAAGAGCTTTAAAAACGAAAGCTCAAGAAGCCCTGGTAAAAGCCAGAAAAGAAGGTGATGGAAAATTCACCGATGAACAAAGAACACAATTTAGTACTCTCCAGACTGAAATTGAGGCCTTAGATGCTGACATTGCAGAAGAAAGACAAATTGAGGAATTCGAAAAAAGAGCTGCTGCCAAAAATGGTGAGCGCAAAGGAGGTGCTAAACCAAAAGGTGAAGATGCTGAAAAGCGTGAAATCACTGAGCGCGCTTCTATAAGCAAAGCTTTTAGAAGTAAAGGAGTTTTAGATGGTGCAGAAAAGGAATTAAATGATATTGGCATAGAAGCCAATAGAGATGCTGGCGTTGAAACTCCAGAAAACGCAAGGTTTACCATCCCTATGTCTGCTTTAAGAAATCAATCTGTGACTGGTAATAGTGGTGAAAAGGGAGGTCAATTGGTTGTGGATAATACTCCACAAGTGCAAATGCCTTTTCAACCAGCTACATTTCTAGAGTCTCTTGGAGCTACAAGATTGTCTGGATTATCTGGTGGAGCTATACCATTACCAGTAGGACAAAAGTACACAATGGAATGGTTGGCAGAAAACGCAGCAATAACACCACAATCTAAAAACTTTGTAGGTCCAGAACTTACACCGGAGCGTTTGGGTGGAGCTGTAAATATTTCTAGACGATTAATTATTCAATCTAGTTTAGATGCGGAAAGCCTTGTAAGACAAATGATTTTAAGGGCTTATGAAACTTCGCTTAACGCAGCAGCGATAAATGGACCTGGAACCAACAATGAGCCAGAAGGGATCTTGAATAAAGATGGCATTAAGCTTTCTTCTGTGATTACAGCTGAAGATGCAACATGGCAGCATGTCACAGAGCTTATGGGATTGATAGATGCAGAAGATGCAACTGAACTTTCTAGAGCTTACCTAATGTCTCCACAGCTTAGAGCTGCTTACATGAGCACAATGAAAGATGCCGGTTCTGGTCGCTTTGTTATGGAGAACAGAAACGATCTTAACGGAAGTAATGTAGGAGCAAGTTCACTAGTGCCTACACTTTCTGGAAACCAAGTCTTAATTTACGGAGACTTTAGCAAATTGTTTATTGGAGAGTGGGGCGCAGTGTCTTTACTAGAAGATCCTTATTCTGCTTCTTTAAGCAACGCAATAAGACTAGTTATAAATGCACACGCTGGTATTGAGATCGCGCAGCCAAATGCGTTTTCTGCAAACAAGTTTATCACTATATAATCATTTATTATGTTGCTCTGGGTCTGCATAGGCCCAGATAAACATAATATTAAAACCTTAAAAGTCATGTCTGAAGAAAATAAAAATGAAGATTTAAAGGTGGAGCAATCTACTGGTGAAGCTAAAAAAGCTGCAGATCAAGAAAAGTCTAAAGCCAAAAAAGCAAAAGCTAAAAAGGCAGAAAAGCAAAAGGATGTAAAGGTGAGAGTCCTTTGTCACAACGCTGCTGGAAAATACGGTCTCCCACAGCACAGAGGTATGACTGTGATTCTAAAAGAGAATCAAGCTAATGAGATTGTAGGCAATAAAGATGGCGAATTAGTTAAATAGATTTATGAACACTTTCAGTCTTACATACGGTGCTCCAGAAGCAACAGAAAAGATAGTGACTCTAGCCCAGGCAAAAGCGAATTCTAAAATAGATTTTGACGATGAAGATTCATTGTTACAATTATTTATAGATTCAGCAACTACCGAGATAGAAAACTATGTAGAATATCCTGTGCTAAAACGAATGGCATCTACCGTAGAAGTTGAAGGTTGGTTCGATAGATTCAAAATTAACTTTCCTATCATAGACGATGGCATCACAGCTCTTAAGTATGAAGATGAAAATGGCACTCTTAAAGAGATCCAGGATAATAATTGGAATTATGAAAGTAAGATTCTATACCTAGACATGGAGATCCCTTCAGATTTTGGTTATAGAATCTTTATTACTGCAGATCTTGGTTTTAATCTTGCGGACATTCCTGCGGACATAAAGAGAGCTTGTCTTTTACTATTCGCTCATAACGACACCTACAGGGAAAATATGCCAATTAAATTCAATCAAGCTGCTCACAACGTTCTAAGACCCTATAGAAAAACATTTTAATGAATTCATCTGCATACATACACGCTGGACAATTAAATAGAAAAGTATCTCTGTTTAGAAATGTGGCCACAAAAACTGACACTGGAGAATCCACTCAAGAAGATGAGTTGGTGAAAGAGGTGGTGTATGCCAAGCGTGAAGATTTTACAGGGAGTGAAGATCATGATGATGGTAGAGTTATTGGACTTGGAGTGGTGGCTTTCATTGTAAGGTTTAGCTCAGATCTATTTGTGAATGGGCAAAAGTATTTTGTAAAAGATTTTGATGGGATCTACCAAATAAACTCCATAGAATTATCTGGCCAACAAAAAAATAGATTTCTTAAACTTAAATGCACAAGACGTGGACATTGATGTAAAAGGATTTTCGGAGCTCAATCGAAAGCTAAAAAAGCTTGACGACAAAATGACTAGGCGCGAAGTGCTTAAGATACAAAGGAAACTAGCTACACCATTGGTAAGGGCTTATAGGGATGAACTCCCACAAAGCAATAGGACCACAAAGCGATTTGGAAATAGCTATCCACCAGGTAACCTTAAGAAGTCTGTGGCAAAAGAAACTGTTCCGGCTCGTGCTGTAGGTGGTAATCCACAAATAGTGGTAAGACCTTCTACAAAAGGAAAAAAAGGCGGTTACTACCGGCACATGGTTGTAGACAAAGGAACCGAAATAGGATCTAACAAACGTGGATCTAGAAAACAAATAAACACGGTTGTGGACAAGGCTAGAGATAGAGTAGTCTCGCAGCGTAATTCATCAACTACTGCTAAGTACGAAAAGCAAATGCAAAAATTTATTCAGAAACAAATTGATAAACTAAGCTCATGATACTACAGGCAGCAAAACATGTAAATGAAGTGATGAGTCTGGAGGCTATTACAGATGTGATAGATGCTAATGTATTTTGGGATCTAGCTACACAAGAAAAATCACTTCCATTTGTCAATTTCAAACTTAGCAATACTGGACCAATCACAAAAGATGGAAGTGCGCAATATGCAGTAGACATTTTTGTATTCGCCAAGTCTTTAAATGAAGGAGCTACTATAGTAGATGCGATTGAAACAGCAATAAAAGAATCTGCATACAACTGGAAGTTTCGTGGAAACGAGACAGGTTACAATTACAGCGATGGCCGTGAAGGTCTTTGCACAATTAATTATGAATTTAAAATTTAAATCTTAGAAATTATGGCTGGAGAAAAAGTAATGAACGGTAACCTAAGGATGACCTTAGATGATAAAACGGTATATCACTCTACAGAATGTAGCGTAACTCTTACAAGAGAGTTAAGAGAGCGATCTACAAAAGACACTGATGGTATAGAGAGAGCTAAAGGCCAGAAGTCTTTTAGCGGTTCTGCATCTGCTTTGGCGGTTTACGCTTCGGATGGTGAAGGTACTCACGATTTTGGGGCCTTGTTCGATCTTTATAATGACGATACTGATGTGGCTATCCCTATAGAATTTGTTCCTTCAGAAGGCGATGCAAGTTTTATGTTTACTGGCGAAGGTATCATCGAAAGTTTAGAACTGAATCTAGCAGTAGAAGAAGATGGTACAGCTTCTATTTCCTTTTCAGGATCTAAAA